GAAGACAAGGGAATTAAAGAATACGGTACGACAATGGATAGGACAGATTTGACCGAAATTGATTGGTTACAACACGCTTACGAAGAAGCTTTGGATTTAAGCATATACTTGAAAAAACTTATAAATATTAAAAAAAATGAAAATGCCAAAAGGTTTTAATAAATGGACGCTTCAGCAACAGGAAGACTTTTTTTCTAAAAAGCTTCAGGAATTATACGCAATTGAACAGGACATAAGAAGAACTTTGGCAAAGATTCGCGGCGGCAACAGAATGGAATTTAAAGAAGTTGAACGTCCTGACGAAGCCGAATTAAAGGGTTTATAATGCAAGACGAAAAAACAAATATTGAACCCGAAGTTTCGGAAGAAGCCATTGAATGGGAAGAAGCCGAAACAACCACGCGCAGCGATTTAATTAGTTGCGCGTATTACGCTTATAGCGCAGTTGAAGATATTGACTTGACTTTAGTTTCAAAGATTGAAGCTAATAAAATACGTCGTATTAAAAGACAATCATTAGACATTATTGCCGAAGTTATTGGCGAAATGCACGCTGAAATTTTTGATTTAGGCGAAGAAGACTAAAATTTTTAGTAACTAATTTATTTAGCAATTACCGTTCATCATTTTATTTGACCGTTCGTCACTTTTTATTTGGTGGTTATGTGTATAACCTGTATATTTGTTGTATAATAGTTCTTTATTTATTCATATAAAACCAACACAAATGAAAAAGACAACAATGAATTTCAAAGAAATTAAAAAACTTTGGAGTTCACAACCATTCCTTGAAAAGCTTTTATTCTTAATGAACAAAATAAAAGTTTCGGAAGATGAAGCTACAAAATTAGCAAAGTTAGAATTTGAACAAATTGACGACAGTTATAAGTTTCAAATTTATAAAGTATTAAATTAAAAAATTCAGGGGTGCGACTGTAACGCACAATTTTTATGACAATAACAACTGAAACAATTGGCGAATTGTATTTAAAAAACGCAGTTCGTGCCGCAGATTATGCAGGCGCTTTGGGATTTAGTCGCGGAACTTTAAACCTTATCTTAAATTATGTAAGTGAAGGAAATTTAGAACGTATTGAAGAACTTTCACACGAAGCTTTAGAAGAAATTGAAAACGTATTTATTAAACACCAAATAAAATAAAATGAATCAGTTAGCAAAATTAGAAAACTTGCGTGACAATGTTCGTTATTGGGAATGGCTTTTTGATATTAGCGACAAAACAAACGCGCGTCAAAGGTTGGAAGGTTTAAAGTCTGCACGTCAGCATTTAAAAAACCACAAAGCAAAATATTTCCCGCATTTATTGCAGCAACCTAAAAACAATTTCCCAAAAGTTCCGTTTATTCCTATGTCAGATTGGACAGAAAAATTTGAAGAATACGGCGATATGTATTAAATTTATAAACCTAAAAAAACCTATATGAAATTAGTAAAAATTCAATCAGAATTAAAAGCGCCCAAAGGGCAATTAAACAAGTTCGGAAATTACAGATACCGAAGTGCAGAAGATATTATTGAAGCTGCGAAACCAATTCTTCATAAATACTTTTGTGCGTTGGTTATTAGTGACGAAGTCGTACAAGTTGGCGACAGAATATATATTAAAAGTTCAGCATTTTTAATTGACGAAGAAACAAAAGAAACAGTCACAATGGTTCACGGTTGGGCGCGTGAAGAAGAAGTAAAGAAAGGAATGGACGCCGCACAAATTACGGGTTCAGCTTCTTCGTATGCCCGCAAATATGCTTTGAATGGTTTGTTTGCAATTGACGATACCAAAGACGCAGACGCAACAAACGAACATAAAGACGAAATCGGAAATGACAAGCGTTTATATTTATTGACTTTGTTGGAATCCACAACCTACGACGAACAGGCAAAAGAAAAATTAGCAGTTCGTATTGAAGCAATTACAACGCAAGAATCATACGATAAAGCTTTGACAAACCTTCAATCAAACCAAATACAAGACAAAGACCGTATTGCAATGGGTTTGAATTACAACCAAAACGATATTAAGAAAACAACAAAAAGAAAATAATGCGCGAATATACAATTGAAGAATTAACGAATAAAGCGGAACGAATGTTAGACTTTTTACAGAAACCACTTCCAAAAAACGATACGCCGGATTATCACGATTTATTGATTAAACGTTTAGATACTTTAAATGTGGCAATGACACAGTCAGGCGAATACAGAACCGCCGCAGAATATAAGATTGAATGTGTAATTGACGGCGAAATAGGCGACAAAATCGGGGAAATTATGGACGGTAAGCTTGCAACGTCAACTGTCAATATGTGGATTAAAAGCAAGGCGCGCGAATGGTCACGTTTACGCAATGCCTTTGACAGAATTAACGCTTCTTCAGTACACCAAATAGACGCCATTCGTTCAATTCTTAGTTGGGAAAAAGCAAAAATAAACCTATAATATGAAACAAGAAACCTACCAAGACTTAGAAAATGGAATGCAAAAATTGCTTCCAATGGAACGACAAATGTTATTAGCTGAAGTTTATCATTATTGTTGGTATTCGCCCGAAGCTTATAACGAATTAAAGGCATTCCTTAATAAATGGGAAGAAGGTTGCCAAGTGAAAGCAGTATTTTTTAAACCGGAATCAGAAGATTCCACAAAACAAATATAATGTCAGAAGTAAAAAAAGAATCAATTGGAGCTTGGAAGCGTACAACGCCAAAGGGCGAAGTAATTAATTTCACTATTAACGGTCAGCGTTACAATATGTGGGTAAATGCTTATAAAGACAAACCTGCACACCCTGACTATAAAATTTATGAAGACAATTACGTTTCACCAACAGAACCAAAACCACAATCAAAACAAGAATTTAAACCATTGTCAGACGACGATTTATTTTAATTATGAACCAAGAACTACGTAACGAATTAGTGCAATGTTATAAGAATAATTTGCAGAATTTACGAATCCTTCATAGGACGTTAGTAAATGCCAAAATTATAACAGAAGATTTTGCAGTTAGTTCAGGAATTACAGACATAAAGCCAAACAGATTGGTTGAATTAGTACAGGACGTATTTGAATGTGACATTGTCGCAAAGAATCGTAAACAGTCAACCATATTTGCCCGTAAAGCTGCGGCGTATATTTTAAGAAAATACACTCAATTATCTTTGAATGAAATTGCGCCTTTAATTGGGGTTGGCGACCACACAACAGTTATTTACAATATTCAAACCGCTTCAGATTTAATGGATACCGAAGATTGGTACAGAGAAAAATTACTACAAATTGAAGATGATATTGAAAAATACAATAACTTTGTAAAGAAATAAACAAAAGCGTTATGCAACAACGCAGTTTCAAATATATTGGGTCAAGGGTATTACAGGTAGTTGCATTGCCTGTTTGCCTGCGACCCTTTTTTAATTTATGGCAAAAGACCCCGCAGTTCTGTTTTATACAAGCGACTTTTTAAGCGGAACTTACACAATGAGTGACGAACAGGTTGGTAAATACATTCGTCTTTTATGCTTTCAACACCAAAAAGGCATACTAACTGAAAAAGATATGTTAAACATATGTAAAACATATGACGAAGACATTTATTCAAAATTTGTAAAAACTGAAGAAGGTTATTACAATGAAAAAATGCACAATGAAACGGTAAGGCGTAAAAGTTATACCGAAAGTCGTAAAAATAACAGACTTAAACCTAAAAATGACAATCATATGAATAACATATGTGAAACATATGATAAACATATGGAAACTGAAACTGAAACTGAAACTATAACTGAAAATAAAATAATAGATTATAAAGAATCATTTTTAGAAAAAATTGAACCTTACAAACAATTATTAAATGATTCTTATGAAGAATTTACTTCTTATTGGTGCGAACCGTCAAAAAGTGGTAAATTACGTTATCAATCAGAAAAATTTTTTGACCCGAAGCGTCGTGTGAATACGTGGCTTCAAAATAAAGTAAAGTATGGAAATACAAAAAATACTGACCCAACTTCCGCAAGCCGCAAAAGAATGGAAGACTTACGAAATTGGGTTAATAGCTAAGGAAGACCTGCCAATTATTGAAGCTTTTAAAGGGGAAAAATTAAACTTAGTTTCGACCGTTGCATTAAGGGAAAACTTAGCTTATATTTTTACTTTGATTGGTTTGACCCGTTTGCCTGACAAAATGGAATTGGAAGTTATTGAAGATTACATTCGTACAACTTACCCTTATTTCACAGTACAGGAAATGCGTATTGCTTTTAAAATGGCAGTTCAGGGACGTTTAGATTGCAATACAGACCATTATGAGAAGTTTTCGCCTAAATATATTTCCCAAATTTTAAACGCCTATAAAGTGAAAGCAAACGAAATTCGCCGTAATATACCGCCGCCGCCTGAACCGCCTGCAAAACAATTGACAGACGACGAAATTGTTGAATTTACTAAAAATGAATGGCTAACAGGTAAACGTGAAGACTTTAACCGTGTTTTTAATGCAGACAAAGTTTTTGCAATCCTTTTAAAACAGGGGAAATTGAAGTTTACACCTGAACAGATATTAGAAACGATTAAGGTTGTACGTGAAGATAATTTATACAGGTTAAACCGATTGAATCCTATTGAAGCAAAAGAATTCAGTAAAAGGATTAAAAATGAAGATTATATTGATTCACAATGTAAAAAATTAGCTTTAGTAAAATATTTTGAAAATTTATCAAATTAAATACAGACATTTCGGAACTTTGAAATATTGCTATACAGACAATTTTATTGACTTTTATGCAAATTATCCTGAAGTAGAAACCAAACAAAACAGATTATTATTTAAAAAAGAATTTTATGAAAAAGTGCAACAAGTGCAAACAGAACTTGGATTGGGACAAATTCAGGAAGGACAGACGAAACGCTGACGGATATTATACATACTGCTTAGAATGCGCTAAAGCTGCAAATATTAAATATAAAAATAAAATTAAAGAAGGAACTATTAAAGCATTTTAATATGACACCAAAAGAAAAGGCAAAAGAATTAGTAGATAAATATTCAGAAATAGGGATTGGACACCCTACGTCATTAATAATGCCAAAACAATGTGCATTAATAGCAGTAGATGAGATAATAAAAGCATCGCCAACTAATCCATTAAAAGGAGGATATATAGAATTATATTCAGATATGGTTGATGAAGCTATTGATTATTGGCAAGAAGTTAAACAAGAAATAGAAGAATTATAATGGATATAACCGCAAACGAATTAACGAAATGGGCGAAAAAAAACCTTGAATACGTTGGTTACAGATTAAACAGGGTCAACAATATTCCATTTGGGAAACGCAAAGGAACGATTCAAAAAGGTTGGGCTGACTTACAAGGTTACACAGAAAACGGCGTTTATGTAGCAGTTGAAGTTAAAAAATTGGGGGATAAACTAAGCGAAGAACAAAAAGATAGGTTAAAAGATATTTTTGAATGTGGCGGGATTGTTTATATTTGTACTGAAGTGGAAAATAAACCTGCTTTAATTGAATGGTCAAAAATGAAATTTTAGCTGAATATTGGGACTTAAAAGAAGTCAACGAAGCATTTGGCAAAATGCAACCTGAAGAATTGCGTTACGACCTTAAAGCAGAAGTTTTTTTAGTTCTTTGTGAAATGGACGAACAAAAGTTAATTGGAATGTATGAAAGGAATGAATTAAAATTTTATATTGTACGTACTATGCTTAATATGATTAAAAGCGACAGAAGCAATTTTTACAAGAATTATAGAAATCATATTGAGTTTGTGCCAACAGAATTAAATAAAGAAATTCAAAGACTAAACACAGAACCAACAGATTTAATTGACAAACTTGAACAGAATTTAGAAGGATTACATTGGTACAATAAGGAAATATTAAAACTTTATGCTATTGATTTTAAAAAGAACGCAAAAGAATTAAGCCGTAAAACAGGTATTCCTTATATGTCAATCGTAAGAACTATAAATAAAACCAAAAAACAAATGAAACAAAATATACGCAAATGATTTTATCAATTTTAACCGCAATTTGTGCATCACTATTTATTAACGATATACATAACCTTCCCTTTAAATGGAAAGCGAATTTCAAGCCATTTAATTGCGGAAGTTGCTTGGCTGCGTGGCTTGCACCAATACACTATTTCGCACCTGAATTAATCCAAAATATAACGTCAACAATGTTTATTGCAGGATTTTTAACGCCAATAATATCAAAACTAATTTGGAACTTATGGAAATAAAACAAGAACACAGGGATTTCTTAGACGCTAATATTGGAAATTATGAAAGCGCGCAAAACGGATATATTAGAAATTTGGATTTACCTGAATTACAAATGTACGAACATATATACCGTTTATACTTAGACCCTAACTTTTTATTATCTGTTTGGTGTGGCGCTTGTAAATTTGATATGATTATGCGTTTATATAATTGGTACGTTACACAACCAAAACCTGTAACAAACTTTTATTCTAATATTGACATTTCAAAAATGGAAGATATTTCAGACAAAGTTGAATATAAAGAAACAACTGAAGGAATACAAATTACTTTAAAAACTGAACAAAAGAAACGCGGACGTAAACCCAAAGCAAATGGCTAACTTTATACACCCGACCGCCATTATAGGCGATAACGTTGAATTAGGCGACAACAATTACATTGGCGCTTATTGTATTATTGGCGACCCGGCTGAACATAAAAAATATTGGTGTCAACCAAAAGGTAAAGTTAAAATTGGTAACGGTAATATGATTACAGGTTTAGTGACTATTGACGCCGGAACTGAAGAAACAACAATTATTGAAAATGGTTGCTTTATAATGAAACACGCGCACATTGGTCACGATTGCCATATTATGAATGACGTTACAATAAGCTGCGGCGCAAAGATTGGCGGGCATTCTATTGTTGGCGAACGTTCAAATATTGGATTAAATGCAGTATTACACCAATTCAGCATAATCAAAAAGGGTTGTATGATTGGCGCAAGTGCTTTTTTTAAAGGCGAATCAGAACAGGAAATGAAATATGCCGGCGTGCCTGCGCGCAAGCTTGGTTCAAATATAAGAAAATGAATATAGCCGTACTTTTACTGACCCTAAACAGAAACGACTTAACTAAACGCGTTATTGACCAAAATTTTAGAAATTCAGGTTATAATGCAGACTGCTTTTTAGTTGACAATGGAAGCGACCAAGTTCCGTATGAAATGTACAATTGGACAAACTGCAACGTATCTTCTAAATTAAGGGGAATTGCAGCCGGAGTTAATGCCGGATTAAAAATGACCAAAGCATACGACGGCGTATGTATCTTAGCAAACGATATATTGCTTCCTGAAAATTGGCTTTTAAAGTGGGTTAATTATTCAAACCTAATACCAAAGACAGGTATTATTGGGATTCATTGCGTTGAAGATTTGCCGCCATTAACAGACGGAGTGCATAAAGTGCATACACCATTTGGCGACAACTATTTAACAAGGGAACTAATTGATACCATTGGCGGTTATAACGAAGAATATGACCCTTATGGAATGCAAGACAGGGATTTTGCTGAACGTGCAACCATTGCAGGATTTACGAATTACTATTTACCCGATTTGCGTTCTGAACATATTGGACACGACGTTGGAAATGGTACAGAATACAGAAGAATGAAGGACGAAAGTTTAGCACGCGCACAGGCAGTTTGGGAAAAATACCAACCTATTTATCATACAGAAAAAAAGATTAAATGCGAATTTTAGCAATTACAAGTAACAAAAGCGGGGTTGGTTACCATAGAATCATTATGCCAATAGTCAATATGCAAAAAGATTATTGTTTAATGACCGATACATTAAGCGAAGAAACGTTTGAAGGGAATTATGATATTGTGGTTATGAATCGTATGCTTGCAAATGTAACACCTGAACAAATGGACGGTTACCGCAAAAAATACGGGTTCAAATTAGTTGTTGACAACGACGATTATTGGAATTTAGACCCTTCGCACATATTATACGAAAGGTATATGTTAAATAACGTTAGTCAGCAAATATTAGATTGGATTCGCATTGCAGACCTTTGCACGGTTACGCACGAACGATTAGCTGAAGAAGTTAAACCATATAATTCAAACGTTGAAATTTTGCCAAATGCTATTCCTTACGGTGAAGAACAGTTTAAAGATTTTAAAAAGGATTCTGACCTTGTCCGTTTATTTTGGTCAGGTTCGGGAACGCACGGAAAAGACTTGGAAATATTACGCAACCCAATGAAACGAATTAATTTCCCTGTGCGAACTGTAATTGCAGGATACAATGAAACAGAAAAACCAATTTGGGACGGTATGATTTGCGCATTTACTAACGGATTGAAATTGAACCCAACTATTTACAATTACAACGAAGTGACTTCATATATGGCGGCATACGCAGATTCAGACATTTCATTAATTCCTTTGGTGGATTCAAAATTTAATGCAATGAAGTCTAATTTAAAGGTTCTTGAAACCGCAGCAAAGAAAAACCCGGCAATTGTCAGCAATGTTCACCCATATAAAGGGTTTTATCCTGCCTGTCACGTGAATAGCCAAAAAGATTGGTATTATTGGATCAAACTATTGGTAAACGACAAAGACGCACGTAAACATTACGGGAACGCTTTGTATGATTATTGCAATAAGAATTTCAATTTACACGAAGTAAACAAACACAGATTCGCTATTTATAGTAAACTAATAGGAAATGCCGGTAATTAAATGTTCAAACGGGAAATATAGAATTGGATCAGGTGCTTGCATATATGACACCGAAGAAAAGGCAACCAAAGTTTGGCAGGCAATATTGGCTTCAGGCGCATACGCAGCCGACGAAAATAAAGTTTCAATTGATTTTGACGATACATTGGACACAGAACGTGGCAAAGAATTAGCAAAAAGACTAATTGCAGAAGGTAAAACCGTTTACATAGTTACAAGACGCCAACAAAGCGCAAGCGAAGAAGTTTATAAAGTTGCGGACGAATTAGGCATTCCAAAAAGCAGGGTTAAATTTACAAACGGCGCTTATAAGTGGGAAACTATTAAGCACTACGGAATCGGTACACATTACGATAACAATTCCCGTGAAATAGAATTAATTAATTCTAAAACGACCGCAAAGGGGGTAAAATTCGCGTTTCAGGATTCATACAACGATTATCCCAAAGCTGCACTTTTAAACGCTGAAAGGGCGCTTAATTTGCGAAATGAATATAATTTAGACTGCGGAACGCCTGTTGGTTGGGCGCGCGCAAACCAATTAGCCAATAACGAACCTATTTCACGCGACACAATTGCAAGAATGGCGTCTTTTGAAAGGCACAGACAGAATTCAAAGGGCGACCCTAAAAAAGATTGCGGCGCTTTAATGTGGTTGGCGTGGGGTGGCGACGAAGGGATTGAATGGGCGCAAAAGAAGCTTAAACAAATAGATGAAGAAGCACGTTAAAATTTACCTTGAATACTTTGGCTACGGAATAGAAGATTTTATTGCGTGCGAAGTATGCGGGCAAAAGGCGGTTGACATACACCATATTGACGCGCGTGGAATGGGGGGAACGAAGAACGAAGATACAATTGACAATTTACAGGCGCTTTGCCGACAATGTCACGTTGTTATGGGGGATACAAAAACACATTATCAATATTTAAAGGACATTCACAATAAAGTATTAAATGGCAAAAGTTAAGTCAGACAGTCGCAAGGTATCATTCGGTAAAAGGAAATGCGGACACGCAAAAAAGTCTTATAATAAACACAGTCCCAAACCAAAAGCATACAGGGGACAGGGCAGGTAAACAAACTGTGGCAAAACTGCGGAATTTATGGCAAAATCAAAAGGAATAGAAAATTTAAAACCATTTGCAAAAGGCGAAGATTCAAGACGTAACTTGGAAGGACGCCCACGCAAATATGTAAGCCTATTAAAAGAACAGGGTTACAAATTAGCCGAAATAAACGATTCAATACAGGCTTTAATGTCAATGACACCAAAAGAATTGGAAGCGGTCACAAAGAACCCGGACGCGACTGTACTTGAAATGACTGTGGCAAAGGCAATCATAAAGTCAATGAATAATGGAAGTCTTTATTCAATGGATACTTTACTTTCACGCGTTTACGGTAAACCAAAAGAACAGGTTGACGTTCAACAGGATTCACGAATTGAAGTCGTATTTGTTGACGGTAAAACTATTTTGTAATATAAAGGGCGTATCTTTACATTATGCGCATAGAACTGCCAACACCACATATTAACCAAAGGCAAATATTAGAATCAAACAAACGATTCATTGTTGTTATGTGTGGACGTCGTTTCGGTAAGTCTGAATTGTCGCAAATACTTGGAATTACAGAAGCTTTAAAAGGAGGATCAGTTGCCTATGTTACACCAACATACGGATTGGCACAGGTATTCTTTGAACGCCTTACAAAGACGCTTCCATTTAAAAACAATATTTCAAAGCTTAAAATCTATTGTCCCAATGAAGGTTCAATTGAATTCTTTACAGGGGAACGTTTAGACAATTTACGTGGTCGCAAATTCCATTTGGTTATCATTGACGAAGCAGCTTTTATTTCAGACTTAGAAGACGGTTGGAATAATAGCATTCGTCCAACTTTGACTGACTATGAAGGACGTGCAGTTTTCCTTTCAACACCACGTGGCAAAAACTTCTTTTATTCCCTGTTTATGAAGCAGGGCGAAAACGATTGGCAAAGTTTTAAATTCAGTACATACGACAACCCGCATATAAATCCGCGCGAAATAGACGAAGCGCGCATACAATTGCCTGAAGTTGTCTTTAATCAGGAATATTTAGCAGATCCGGCGGAAAATAGCGCCAACCCATTTGGGAACGCATTTATTAGACGTTGTATTAAACCAATGTCTGCACAACCTATTGTTTGTTACGGGATTGACCTTGCGAAGTCTGTTGACTTTACTGTTATTGTTGGTTTGGATAATGCCGGCAATGTCGCTTATTTTGACCGTTTCCAATTAGATTGGCACAATACCAAAGAAACAATAAAAAGGTTGCCGCCTGCGCCAATTATAGTGGATTCAACGGGTGTTGGCGACCCTATATTGGAAGACTTGCTTCGTGAAGGCGTAAATATAGAAGGTTTAAAGTTTACAAGTCAGTCAAAGCAGCAACTTATGGAAGGTTTGGCTTCAGCAATCCAACAGGGACGAATCGGATTCCCTGAAGGGGTTATTGTGGAAGAATTAGACGTATTTGAATATCAGTTCACGGCAAATGGTGTTAGGTATTCAGCGCCGTCAGGATTCCACGACGACTGCGTTATGGCATTGGCTTTGGCTTGGCAAAACCACAATATAAAGCGCGGTTCAGGGCGTTACGCCTTTGCTTAACAATCATAATCGGTTCAATTATCAATCAATTATGACCCGTTTATGACCGATATTCGGTTCTTTTATGACCGATAAACCGTTTATCCTTATTATTTACCATTCATCACATTTTTCAAAAAAAGTTTAAAAAAGATTTGGAAGACATTGTGTACAAGGTGTATATTTGTGTTAACAATAAAAACTTATAACAATGGCAAACAAACTAAAAACACCACAGGAAAAACATTTAGAATTATTAGCTGAACGTCAAAAGCAATACGCAAAAGAATCATTGGGTATGGGTTGGTTCTTCGCTATTATTACGGCTGCTTTATTGTTAACCGCTTTAATTGAAAACTTATAATTATGAATCACGCAAGTTTATTCAGCGGGATTGGCGGTTTTGACCTTGCCGCCGAATGGGCAGGTTGGAATAATGTTTTTCATTGCGAATGGAATCCATTTGCACAAAAAGTATTAAAATATCATTTCCCAAATTCAATTTCTTATAATGACATCACAAAAACAGATTTTACAATTCACGCAAATAAGATTGACATTCTCACAGGCGGATTCCCTTGTCAACCATATTCAACAGCCGGAAAAAGACTTGGCAAAGCCGACGAAAGACATTTATTTCCTGAAATGCTTAGAGCAATTAAAGAAATCAGACCGCGTTGGGTTATTGGCGAAAATGTTCGTGGACTTGTTAGTTGGGACGGCGAATTGGTATTCAATGAAGTGTGTTCTGACTTGGAAGGCGAAGGTTATGAAATCCAACCGTTTATTATTCCTGCTGCAAGCGTCAACGCGCCGCACCAAAGATATAGAATTTGGTTTATCGGATTTAGAAATGATTATGTTAAAGACGCCGACAGTATCGGACAAAAATGGGGGTTGCACACGTGGGAATCCCAAAATGCAAATGGGAAGCAGTTTAGTGAATCAAATGCACCAAATATGCAAAACCCCACGTGGGAAAACTTCCCAACTGAATACCCGCTTTGTAATGGAAATGATGGGATTTCCAAAAGATTGGACGGAATTACCTTTTCAAAATGGCGAAGCGAATCAATCAAAGCAGGTGGAAACGCAATAGTTCCGCAAGTTGCTTTTGAAATATTTAAAACAATTAATATATTTGAAGAACAATTAAAAAACTTATAACTATGCCATTTTCAACTTGCTGCGGTGCGCATACCAATTTTCCCGAAATAGACCTTTGCCCTGATTGCTTAGAACATTGCGATTGGGAAGAAGAAGACGAAGAAGAATTGGAAGCTGACAAAGAAACAGAAAACCAAATTGACCAAGCTAAAATTGATTCAAATGCCTAATTACTACGAACTTAAACAGACAACCTTAATGGAATTGGAAATTGCGGAATTAGTCGCAAAGATTCAACGCCTTGAAAAAGAATTGGCTTTAAAAGAACAGGAAATAAAACAATTAAAAATGCTTAACTTAGCGTTAGCAGACCAATAATATTGTACCCGTCCAAATTCAACAATCAATTATTAACAGGGGTGTTAAGGTTATGTCGCGGGCGGGGATATTTTAAAAGCTTATAACAAATGATAACAAACTTTGAATTCCTGACAAGGGAAATGACCGACGAAGAAAAAAAATTAGTTCCAATCCTAATAAAAGGATTCAACACTAAGACAAAAGACAACCCGATTAAAGCGCCTGAAATAGTACAGGCAATCAATAACAAGCGCGAAATCTTAGGTTTAAAGTCTAATTTTTCAGAAGTTAGATTGCGTAAAATTGTTAATTTTATACGTGCAGAAGGGATTTTGCCGCTAATAGCTACGTCAAACGGTTATTATTGCAGCAAAGACAAAGAAGAAATTAAAAGTCAGATTGAAAGTTTAACGCAACGCGCTGAAGCAATTATGTCAAGTGCAAACGGACTTAATAAATTTTTATAATATGAAAGAACTGAACGAACTTCGCGAATGGGTTTGGTCACAATGTTTGACAGGTCAACCTTTTTCCTGTGCAGACGTTATAAATAAGATTGACGAAATGTTGGAATCTGACACAGATATTGAAGAACTTTTATTAACTTCGGATTATGAAATGGAATAATTTAACCCTTTGGCAATACCAACAATTAATGCCTATAATTACTGACCCGAACAAAGAATGGACAGAATTGGACAAAGAAGTAAAATTATTGTCCGTAATTACAGGCTTAACAGAATTTCAGATTGACAGTTTAAGCATTGAAACGCTTAAAGAAATGCGCAAAGACTTGGCGTTTTTAGACGAACCAATTGAAGGGAAGCCGGTTGACTTTATTGTTATCAATGGCAGAAGATACAGAATGAATTATGATATTAAAAATATGCCGGCTGCACGATATATTGAAAGCAAAGTATTCAGTAAAGATACATTGGGTAATTTGCATAAAATAGCAGCTTCAATGGTTATCCCGCAAAAGCAAACTTGGTGGGGGAAATGGGTTGACGATAAATATGACGCAAGTAAGCACGAAGACTATGCGCAGGATATGGCAGAAGCAAACTTCATTCACGTTTATCATTCGTTGGTTTTTTTTTATCAAGTATACAGAAATTGGATAGAAGTTTCACGGGATTATATGATTCAGGAAATGACGAAGGCGGGAATGACGAAGGAGCAAGCGGATTCGGTGGTGTTGCTTTTATGCGAATCTACGGGTGGCATTATACCGCCAAACTTGTTGCCGAACACGAAAA